GATTATCTCTGTTTTTAGCTTCTTTAGCAGGAATTGTTGCCCGCAACGATCACATTCTGCAATCGCCTTTTTACCAGAAGCAAACCGATTACCCATTACGAATTCCCAATAAACATCTGTCTTGGGACAAACCGTATAGCTGCCTTCTCGCGGTCTTCATCGGCGGCTAACTGCCAAGCCTCGTCGTACTGCGCTTTTAAAATTGGTAGGCGATCCATACCGCCCGGTATCTTTTGAGCTACGTAATACGCTAGTCCTGCAATCATACAAGGCATAAATCTAAATGGTACATCCATTGTGTTCACGCCGCCACCAGCATCATCAATACGGCGCATACGCCAGTAGACAAATTGGTAGGTTGTAGAGTTGTCCGGGGTAGGCCAAAGCGTTACCCGTGGGATGTTCTGAATAGCTACCGCAGCCGCTGATGAATGGGATGCAGCAGTCGTATTGTTCTGCCCACGGGCGCAGCTATATAGGGTATTCCCTGATATGTACCCGTAGTAGATTGTTTCTGCATCGACAAGTATGTACCCTGTAGCTGGCAAACTGGTAGCGGACGTTACAGAAATAGTGGTGTCTGTAGCTGTAATAGCGGCGCTCAGCGTAGTAATCGAAGCTGTAGTCTGCCCGTCAAGCCGTTGGAACCACATCTGAATTGGGCGAGCTTGCTGGAGTTTGTTGGGGATCGTAGCGTAGGTGCTGATACTGATCCGGGTGATGGTCAGGTCGGCTTGCGTGGACGCCGTATTAGAGCCCGTGCGAATCACATGCTCTAGCAGGTCTACAGTGCCTGTAGGGATGGGGTAAGTGTTTAGCCCCGGAACCAAGTTAATAGTCCCCTGCTCAAACGTCCACATATTGACGCCACGGTTTGCCCAATCAGCAAACATGATGTTAAGACTACGCCGCGCAGTACGCATTTCGTAGCCAGTGCGAAGTTCAGCGCCCGCACGTTCAAACGCTTCCTCCACGATTTCCGTGAGGTCGAGGTTAAAAGTAGCGGTTCCCGAAGTAGCCATTATCTAAATCCTGCTGTTTTCTTTGCTATGGTTTTAGGCTGTGCCACAAATTGCTTACCTGCCGCTTTGCCCGCACGCTTTGCTTTGGTGGTAGCTGCGTATTCAGATGGACTAAGAGATTTTATAGCAGCTTCAGGTAAGTACCGCTCACCTGTTTTTGACGAAGGCTTTCCCGACTTGGTGCGCCATTTCTGGTCGCCCCAGTTTTTAAGGGATTGCTGCGGTGCTTTCAATCTCTGTACCCTCCACCAGAAGCCTTGTACTTCTTAGCTACAAGCTGGGCTTTTCTCGCGCTCCATTGCCCTGCGCCAGTACCTTGAGTAGCCGCTGCTTTTACCTGAGACACGATACGCTTACGAAGGCTTGGCTTGGTGTAGTTCGCCGCAGCGTTAACCGTACCACCTTCAGCGTACTGCGTGAAGTCAGTGTCATCCCTACGGGGCATTTTCTTGCCCTTTGGCATTTTGGAGGGGGAGATAGCTCCCATACCGCGACTGGCTCTCACCGCATCATTCCTCGGGTTTTACCGCGCTGGGCACAACCATCTGCACGGCTAGATGCAGAACCACCTTTAGCCATCTTCTTTACCGGCTCATCAACAGGCACAGAGTCAGGATACATTGTGGGCTTTGGCTTGGGTTTAGGCTTAGGCTTCTTAGCTACAGGCTCATCTACCGGCGTAGAGTTAGGGTATTTGTAATCAGCCATGACGGCTCCTTAGCACATTTTGCCTTTGGTTTTACCTCGTTGGGCAATACCATCAGCACGTTTGGATGCAGAACCTACCGAACCGCCAGAGGCCATGCGGCTGGGCAATAACGTATTAGGGTTAACCCCCATACGCGACGCCATTTTGTCGCTATCGTCGTTACGACGAGGGCCTTTAAATATACCTTTTATATCTTTAATGGTCTTGCTATACATACCGGGTTTACTAACGCGGGGGTTATTTCGACCTTCATTACTGGATACTGAATCTTCTTGACCGGGGCGTGCGGGCATACGGGTTGATTTTTCAGAACCGCCGCGACGAGTCAGGCCTTGTTGTTTATTCAGGTAGTCGCGCAGGCTAAGACCGGACGCAGCAAGCTGCTCCTTGGTAACCATAGGCGTGCGTTTAGCAACAGGGCCGGGAGTAGTATCAAGATTTTCGCCCTTATTGGCTTGTTCTAAATCGTCAATTACTTCACTACCCTCTTCACCGTCATAGCGTTTGGTTTTCATCGTAGTACTCCTTAGCAGGCCATGCCGCCCTTTTTCATTGTGATTTGCTTAGCTTTAGTTTTGCCTTTGGACGCAATACCGTCCGCAGAACGGGTAAAACCGCCAGCAGCCATTTTCTTCATGGGCATTTCTGCTTTGGTTCCAGCTTTTTTCTTAGCCATCATTGCCATAAAACCGGGGTTCATTTTAGAAGCCATAGTATCACCACCTTTAGAAAATTTGCGGCTCTTGTCCGCAGTTGAAAAGTCTTTGCCCACGGACTGTGGGACTCCTACCTTCTTGGCAAACGATGGGTTGTTCGCCACCGCTTCCATGAATTTGTGCTGCTTCTTACTGGTCGATGGCACTACTTGCTCCACCAGTTTGCAAAGTGGGTTAGCGTTGCCCCAAGGACTCCGCCTGCGCCCGCAATACCAATCAGCACTCTCCAGCCACCTTTGGCTTCCGCAAGCGTGGAGTTAATGCTGGTCAGCATTTTCTTAATCTCATCTATGTCCGAAGCCATCTTGTCCATATCTGATTGCAAGTGCGCAATGTCCGAGGCATGGGTAGCTAGTTCACGGGCAGTTTGTATCGCGTCAGTCATATCAGCATTTCCATCTAGCTAGTGAAGCGGCTTTCCGGGTTGGTTTGCCCTTCTCGTCTTTCATCGGCCCCGGCATACCAGACATCCGCGCACAAAATGAATCCTTGCGCTTGCCACCTTGGGGCTGTGGAGCTTTGAGGTTACTGCCTGTTGCCGCGTTATATTTAGCTCGACCTTTTGCAGTCAAGCCTGCCCCCTTGGAGACCGGTAGCTTCTCGCCACGGCCTACTGCAAGGGATGGGGTTTTCTTAGCCATTTGCTACTTTAAGTTTAAGCCGTGCATGTTCCTTGAGGAGCGGCTGCAAGGCATCTTGTTCAAAGTTACGGGTGAATTCTTTTGAGCCTATGTGCGGCAAACTAATCATAGGGTCTAAATAAATCTTAAACCCTTCCTCACGAGCGCGACGGCAGAAGGCATAGTCCTCGCCAATGTACTGCCCGTCAATCAACAGGAAGTCAAAGATAGCGTATTCGTCTTCACCGTCACCATCCCCGGCGTAACGCCACTCAGGATGTTTTTCCATCATGTGTTCAATTACATGGCGGCGGATAAGCATGAACCCTGTAGGGGCGCTTTCTACGCGCATCAGGCCATTCTCATCAAACTCTAGCTGGTGATTTTCATCCAAGTAGAAGTCAAGGAAAAACTTGGCATCGTCTGCGCGGCGCGGGTACGTACCAGCAACCACATCTTTGTCTGTGGACAGGGCCAACAACCGGGTTACAGCTTCTACGTTAATGACTACATCTGCGTCTACAAACAACATGTCAGTGCAGTCTGTTTCCATGAAGTTGCGCACCAACTTATTACGCGCTTTGGAGATGATAGAACATCCAGACAAATGAACCAGATGAATCTGGACACCCATCTTGTCCAACTTGGGAACGAGTTGAGCTATAGCAAACGCAGTCCTGATATTGACCTTGCCGTCATAACACGGGATAGCAAGCATAAGCTTGCGCCCCACCAAGTTAAAGCTCTTATCAGCCATAGAACACCGTGCAGTGAATGCTTGCTGCCAAAAACACTCGAATGCCGTTATCGGACAAAATGCCTTCTCCGGGAATGATTAAGTTATACGCCGTAGCGTTTGAGGCATCGGCCTGAAGCAACATCTTGTTGTACACAGTTACGTTACCGCTTGCTGCGCCGCTGTCTGCCACAGTTACTGTAAAGACGTTGGAGTTTGTCACAGTTACTTGGTAGGGGTTATCAGTCAAATCCCAGTCCAAGTACACCCACTGCCCCGTAGACAAACCGTGGTTTGCTGCGGTTACAGTTGCGGTGGTTGTGGCGCGTGCGTACGTACCAGCAATCGAGGTGTTATCAACAAAAGCCGAGTAGCCCGTAGCACCGCTGAAAGGAAATATTACAGCCCCTTTTAAACGAGTTCGGTACGGAACCATCAAGCCAGAAACAGCCGCGTGTTGCGACTTAACATCATATTGCATACCCATAATCAATCTCCTTTAGAACAGGGGCCGAAGCCCCTGAGATTAATTACTGCTGTGTAGCGGTTGGGTTGGCTGAACCGTCAGAGTCACGAACGATGTACTCAACAGTGACAGTAATCGTACCGGCAGTAGCATCCGCAGTAGCTGCGGTAAACGTACCAAAGATGATCGCATCAGTTGTGCCAATGCTGTCATAAACGCCTGAAGTAGCCGCAGCGATGGTAGCGGGGGAAGTCTGAACCGCTGAAGTGCCGGTGTTAACCGAAGCCATGTACAAGTTGGCAGTGCCGCTGCTACCGATGGTAACGCCGCAGTTTGTTGCGCCAGTCAGCGCAACATTGACTTCAAGGCCAAAACGAACAATCTTGGCTCCTGCGGGCAGGACAAACATCTGTACTGCGGTGGGGGATGCCAAAATAGTGGCTGTGGCTGCGGTGTAGGTCTGGGCAACGATAGTTGCGCCCATGTTGCGGATCGTGCCAGCAGTAGTGCCTGTGGTGTTTTTAACCGTGCCAAGCAGCCAAGGGCCGAGATGAGTTGCGAATCCCATGATAATTCCTTACATACAAGTGAAGTGCATCAATCGGTATGTCGTCTGCCGGGACAGTTTGATGCACCGGGAACCCCGGAGTGGCTCCAATATACACTATTTTTCAGGGGGGTGCAAGATGGTTTCAGTCGTTTAGTTACAGGTAATACCCAATAGGTTGTGGTACGACACAGGTAATCTACTCAAAAACTAACAGACAAAGAAAAAGGCCCCGAAGGGCCTTAAAACTAGGGGTAAACCCTTGGTTTTTATGCCGAACCGGGCGATCCGAAGATACCCAGAGGGTCAGATACGCCGAAGCTGTAACGCTCGCGTGCCTTGTATCTTACGTTACCGGTATCGAAGTCTCCATCCATTGAGTTAGCCAGCGGTGTACGCACAAAGTGCTTCAAACCGTTAGGTACGTCAGTGGTCAGGAACCAGCCATTGGTGTCGGTCAAGAAGTGGTTAACGCAGTAGCCACCGGGGATCGAACCATTGTTCTTCAGTGCGTTGATATCGTTGTCGGTAGTACCAACACGGAGGCTGGTTTCCAACAGACGGGTAGCAACGAACATCAGAGATGGAGGAACAACCAGCTTGTTTGGCTTAGCTGCGATCAGCAGGCCGCGCTCGTCTGTCCAAGCAGCGATCTGAATAACTGCGTTTTCCAACGAAGTCTCATTCAGGTCAGCGCCAGTGGAAGGACGATTGCTGTTAGTGCCACCAGAAATCAGCGGGTGTGCTGTATTGCATAAAGACACGCCATCGCCATAAACGACAGTAGTGGTAAATGCATTGTTCAGCACAAAAGCTGCTTTGACTTGCTTGGTGTAAGCCATACCACGAGCCAGTGCCTTGGTGTAACGAGCAGACAGTGAGTCATACAAGTTATCTTCCACAGCTTCTTCCGTGATGGAGAAGCCAAGGGCAATGGTTTCGTGGTTGTAACGAGCAGTCCATGCTTCCTGTGCATTGTCGTACTGAATGGCAGAGCCTTCATTTTTAACAGGTGCAGCGGAGAAACCAGACAGTTTCGTTTCTTCTTCAAAGCTACGCTCCGACGTTTCGGTTTCGTAGATTTCTTTATGCTCTTCGCCGTATTTAGCGTACTCCAGACCAAACAATGCATTCAGTCCGGGGAGCAGTTCTTTAAGTAGTTGTGCGCGTGAAATAGCCATGATTTACTCCTTAAACACCAGTGGTGTTGTTATATTGGTGAGTGTTGATCTTCACCAATAGTTCGGTGTAGGTATCGGCTGCGGTAGCAGTCTCAGGCACTACGTCGATAACACGGATTGGGATAGTCGCGGTAGTACCAGCACCAGTCAAGGTAACGGCAAATGCGGAATCACCAGTGGTGGTGTTACCAGCATTCAGTACCAAGGCCAAGTTGGTTCCAACCACAGTGCGACCTGCGGAACTCATGGTCGTGCCAGACGAAACCACGGCTACTTTGAATAGTGCCATAGGATCATCCACAACGTATGCATAAGCAAGGTTGGTAGACGTAGAAATCAAAGCAGGCAGATATTGGCCCTGAACGGTTTGACCGCTAGAGTTTACATACTGACCACCGAGACAAACGCCAACCACTGCACCAGAATTGGTGGTGGAAGAAAGAACCAGATAGCCGGTGCTGTCAACTTGTACAGTGTCGCCATTAAAAATAGCGGTTGCAAAGCCAGCAGCTACGGGAATCTGACGAATAGCACCAGCATAAGGCATACCGTCAATTCGATTGACAGGTTTTAGACCGTATGGGGCGCTAACTGTAGGATAAGCCATAGTTAAACTCCAAAAAATTAAATACCTTTACCGAAAGTAACACTAGAGCTTCGTTCCTTGAACAAAGGCATCTTCGGGTTATTCTCACGCATGAAAGTATTGTCTACCGAGTTCATTTGGGTATCCGATTGGTTACGGAAGTACTCGTCACGTTGCTCGACAAACTCTACTGGGGATTTGCAAAGAATCAAACCACCGGTAACGATGTTGCCGGGAAAGTCTTTATTGGACGATCCAAACAATCGAATCTCGGGATGGTCAGATGCTTTCACGGGCTCCCAGCCCTCCTGAAGCTTTGAATTCAAGTTAGTCGGATCATCTTTGCCCAAAGTAGCAATACGAATCCAGCGAAACGCATACCCATGTTCCGGTTTTGGATCAGGGAGAAGCTGGGGAGGTTTCCACCGCGTAGGACGGGCAGTAGCCTCACGAGTATCAAGTTCTCTACTTTTGCGAATTTGTTCAGTCATGCTTGTTTCCTCATTTCTTCAGCAACCTTACGAGCATAAAGTTCCAAAGGAACCCCAAGCCGCTTGGCGATATTTACCTGCGTTTGTGTAAGTACGATTTTTCTAGGCGCTGTACTACGTGAAGCCGGTGCTACAACATTTGACTTTGTTCGCTGAGATGGTTTCGCATCAGCGGGTTCCTCTGCAAATGCTTCAGGGAACCTTGCTTTCACTTCCTTGTCGATGACTTCAAAGTATTCTTTGCTGCCATTTTGAACTCCAGAATCCAGTACATCCTCATGGAGTGCAACCGCATACGCAGTCATACCCCGGTTCTTACCCCACCACGGATTGTTATCTATCCATGCTTGGGTATCAGGATGAATTTCAGATACTGGCGCGGGTTTTACTACAGTTTTTGGCTCTTGTAAAGGGGCGGGCTTAAAATTATTTACCTTGTCTGCCCGGATTGCGGCGGTAGTTAACTTTGCCTGCGCCTTAACGAGCCGATCAGTATCCCCGGATTCATAGGCGTCCTTATATTCCCGCTGGGCGCTATCAATCTCCGACTCCACCACTTTCTTGGCTTGTTCCAGTAAAGCTGTCTGGTTAGTAGCTAGGGAGCCCTGTAGGCGCTTATTCTCTTCTACAACCGCTTCAGCCATACGCAAGGCTTCTTCCCGCTCACGTATAGCTGTGTCCTTTGCCCGACGCTCCTCGTGGTAGCCCTTATTAATATGGGCCAGCCGGTCTTTGAGCTTCTGGTCAGAATACTTAGCCAACTCCTCGTCCGTTACCGGAGCCGGGGCCTCCTTCATAGGAGTGCGGTGTCTGTCAGCCGCAGGAGTATCGTCAACGACTTCAATTTCCGCTTCGGACTCGGGGGCTACTTGGGAGTTCTTCGCCTCGATTTCGTCAGGAAATTCAAATGTAGTTTGTTCTGTTGCCATGGTGACTCCTTAAGGACGTTGAATGCCGCGTGGGTCTTGCACAACTGCTTCTACAGACTCATCATGAATTAGCCGCCACTCAGTACCGTGGATTTTCATCCGCGTGCCGGTATTGGGCCTAGTAAGGATAAAGTCGCCTACCTTGCAGCTTGGGCCGCTTGGAAATCGCTTCTCGTCTTTGAAGGCGTCAGGCCCCATTTTTGCCACAAATAACACGGGGGACAGAAGTTCCTCGTGGTGCATCATTTGTGCTGTTTTTACCAACCCAATTCCAGAGTCGTTAATTTCTTCTTCGGCTTTTGGAACCATACACAACAAGTAATATGTTGCAGGGTCAGGTACCTGCTTGGCTTTTTCTTCTGGCTCAGTATTTAGAATTCCAGATAGATCAACCGCAGCGACATTAAAGTCTTTCATTTGTTTTCCTTACACGCATGGGGTTTGAGCGTATTTCGGCGGGTAACCCCAGATAAACCCATCCAAACTTAATCCTCCGCCCTTTGCAGGCGTTGCTCCATAGCTTTTACATAATTCATCGCTCGGGTTAACCCTAGCACCTGCCCACACAAATATTTATACTCCGAAAAATCTGTAGCGGCTCCATCCGAAACAACTTGGGATAACTGCTGGATGTCCTCATCCATCTGCTTAATCAGCAGGCTCATTGCGTCATTGCTCATTTACACTACCCCCCGCTGCCAGTTTCTGTTGCTGCATTTGATCCTTGTGCATCATGCCCTGTTGATGTAGCTGGGCCTGTTGCTGTTGGGCTTGGGCCTGTTGCTGTTGGGCTTGGGCTGCTTTTTGAGCATTAATCTGAAGCTGTTGCTGGTGCATCTGCTCAGCCTGCATTGCTTCCCGCTCAATCTGCATTGGGTCGATGCCGCTCTTGTCCGCATCCAAAGCCAAGCGGGCTTGAGCAAGTGCTATGTCCGCGTCGATTTTCCTAGCTTTACTGTCAGCTTCCTGCTTCTTAATTTGAATTTCTTGCATCTGCATCTGGATGATCGGGTCTTGCATCTGCTGCTGGGCTTGAGCCTGAGCCGCTTGAGATTTATTCATCTGCAACAACTGCTGCGATGCCTGCGCCACAGCGCGTGACAACTCGACCTCCAACTGAGGTGGAAGCTCAACGTCCGGCTTAGGCAACGGGGCCCCAAGGCGCTCCTCAATCTTAGACCTGTACAGGAACCCGAGGTGTTCTGCAATATGAGCCTGAATTGCCGCCTGCATCTGCTGGGCCATCGGGCTCTGACCGATCTGCGCGGCTATCATCGGGTCTTGCATGAATGTCGAATGCACCGCGATATGGGCCTCATGGTCTTGGTAGATAAACGCTTGCGTAGGCTTACCCTTAAGGAAGGCCATGTTCTCGCTGATCGGATCACGCGGCTTCTGGTCGTCCTCAATAGGCACGATCTTGTCGGCGTTCTTAACCCCCAACACCTCAATCATCTGGCGATGTAGGTACGGTAGGTTGTAAATATTGGGAGCCTGAGCAGACAGTTGGGTAATCGCCTGATACTGCATGATCCGCTGCGCCATTGTGCTGCTGTTGGGATCACTGACCGGGATAATCTCAACCAAGTCGTAGTCCGACTGCTTAGCTTTACGGTTCCCGCCTTCGGGCTTGTATTTGTACTCTTGCGGCGTATGGTCACGGATCAGCGCCTTGAGCAGCTTGAACTCCTGCTTCATCGAGTAGTGAACCCGCGCCTGCACCGCGCTCATGGTCTTAAGCTGGCGCTCCAACAACGCCAGAGTCGTACCTACCGGAGCGTTCGCACCCATGTCGCTGATATTCAAATCAGCAATCGACCCTAGACGGCGACCTTCTTCGGTGATTTGGTTAAGCAGCGCCGCCAGAACTTGCGACGGTTCTTTATACGGAAGCGGCATGATGTTGTCACGGATTGACCCCGATGCAACGTCAACGTCCCGGAATTCGCCCGGTGCAATAGGCGTATCGTCACCCTTGACCCGTAGCCCACGGGCTTTCATCCCTCCGGGCAGGTTACTCAGCGTGCCCGCATCTACCAACTGACGAATTAGGGAAGTGCCTGCGCGTGCATAGCCGCCGATCAAATGGATCAACCCAAGGCCGTAGGCCCCAAACCCCGGTACGTAGGTGTACTGTACGAAGTGCTGGCGCTTTAGTTTTAACTTGTCGTCCTCTTCCCAGTTACGCCGGATAGCCAGAATCTCGGTGCTGCTACGGTCAATAGTGACCACATACGGACGCGCCACCCCGTCCTTGTCCTCGTACCCCGGCATGTCGTAGTCAACGTGGACTTCATAAACTTGGTACCGGTCATCATCGGTCAGGGAGTAGCCTTGCCCTTCGGCTTTCTTCTTCTCTACGTCTGTGTGTACATTGTCCGGCTCACCAAGCTCAACGTCCCTGTAGAAGCCCGCCACCTGTAGGCGTTTAATCTCATTCTTGGTCTTACGCATGGTATGCGTAACACGCTCCGCAGTCTGCGCACTGGACGCGCCATAAGGGATGATGAGGTCTTCGGCTGGGATAAACATCGCTGTCTGACGCCCCAACGCTGGGTCGAAGTACACTTTCTTAAACGCCGCGCCTGCCAAGCCAAGGTTGTACAGCATGCGTTCATGCTCGGGCCGGTATTCAGGCATCTCCTCAGTCAACTGGTAGTTCATGTCCTCCCGGACACGATCCGCAGCTTCTGCCGTCTCGGGGGTGTCTTCCCCAATAATCTGTGTCTTAACTGGGCCCTGCGCTGGGAAACTTTCGGTGATGGTTTCTGACTGGAACCTGATAGCCGCTTCAGTAAGTATGGTGGAGAACACCCCGCATGCACCGTTCCACGGCTCAGTGCGCTCTTCGTAGTTCATACCAAGGACTTCCAGCCCCTTGACATACATCTCAACCCAGTCTTTGCGTGACTGGATATCGGCGTCAATCAATTCAATAAGCTCAGAGCCGAGTAGTTGCAACTCGCTCTCTTCCATGACTTCAGCTAAGTTCTCGTCAAACTCGCCCTCACCGTGGGGCAGAATCTCAATCTCCATACCCCCAGTATTAATCTTAACGCTATCAGGATTCTCCACCTCAATCTCAATTGGGTCGTCAACGCCTTCGTCAATGCCCATCGGGGCTTGGTACAGGGAAGGGCTCATGCTATTGGTAGCCATATTAATTCCTTAAAAGTGTTCCTAATAATACGCAGGGCGACGGTTACTACGGAAAAACTGTTCGTCTTCGGGATCGCTCTTCATGGTAAGTAGTCCACCCTTACGAATACGTATTAGCGCCAACGTCATGGTGTCAACCTCGTCGTCATGTTCCCCAGCAGGAAACGCTAGTATTTCTTCTACTGTGGTTGCTGCCCAGCTAGTCTCGGGAAACCACACATGCCCGGAGGCAAACATGTCCGCCACGGAGTTCAACCGTGCGATCTTATCCTGTCCTTTCCCCGGACTAAAATCCTGCACAAAAATACCTGATCAGCGCATCTCGTCGATAAGCGGCTGTCCGCTGGCCTTAGCCTCCACGATCACACTGTCCGGCTCCCAGTTGGCAAACTGTTCATGGGCCATGATTTTCAGCTCAGGGAACTCGTACTTACCCTTGACCGAGTTAAGCAGGATCACATTATTACTGTTGTCCTCCTCGCTTGTCCACGTACCCCACGTATGGCACACGGAATAGTCTGACCGGTTATTAGTAGTAAGGGCGGTATCGTAGGACTGCACAATAAAGTCGATTGTCGGCGGGTCTTTCTTCCCCCACCATTTAATCCACTCCCGCTTAATGATCGCAGCCTCCGACGCGGTGGGGTTCTGCTGATATTGCGCATACCACTGCCACATAATGTGGTGCATCGACGCCCGAGTTTGCTGCAAAGACTCAATTGACCACTGCTCAGGCCATATTGACTTCTCGTTTTCGGTGTTTTCGTTAAGAATCGCAGGAAATTCAAAGGCTTCGTAGACATCGCCGCCCTCGTTGACCGCAGAATCCTTTAAAAGCCGCCCAATCAAGTCCCGCTGGTGCCAGCGCGTGTGCAAAACGCATATTTTCCCGTTAGGCATGAGGCGAGTACGCAGGCCCGCACTAAACCACTCGTATGTAGCGTCCAATGAGGTGGTATTGCCCGACTTAATGTCCTGTTCGGACAGCGGATCGTCTGCAATTATGAGGTTAGCACCCCGTCCGGCCAGCGCACCCCCCACTCCAATAGAGAAATACTCGCCCCCACGGGTGGTGTTCCACTGTCCCGCCGCCTTGGCGTCTGATGCAATGGCAGTTGCCGGGAAAATAGCCTTGTACTCAGGCGTATTAATCAGATTTCGCACCTTGCGGGCCATCACCAACGCCAGATCAGCCGTGTGGGAGGCCACAATCACCTTATGGTCAGGGTGCCGACCCAAATACCATGCCGGGTAGTAGATAGAAATCATCTGGGACTTACCCATACGGGGTGCCATCGACACCGCGATCCTACTTTTTATGTCCTGCTCCACATCCATGAGCAGGGAACCTAGGCGTTTTAGGTGAGTACCAAATTTATACGGTTTGTCGATAGCCGCAATAAACGCAAGGAAGTCATCACGGGCCATCTGCACCCGCTTGCGCTCCTCAATCTCGTCAAACATAACCAGTAGTTCTGCCGCTTCATTGTGCGGCATGTTCCTGATGATCTTCTCGATCATCGCTTTGGATAGCTCCATTACCCCACGACCTCTGTAATATCTAATCGCATGGGCGATGATCTGGGCGTCGGGTCAAACTCCCCCGCCTCAACCACCCGAGTAAGCCGCTCCCGCAGGAGTTGCTCCAGTTCTTCCGTTGGCCGGTGGCGCATGGTGATTTCTGACTTGTCCGTGAACAGCCCGACATCACTGATTTTGCCCAACATCTCCAACGCCTTCAGGCGAATACGCGGGTCAGCATTGTCCGAGTCAAGGATTAACTTGTTTGTTATATAGGTACGCAGTTGTACCGCAGACTTGACCACCACATGGTCGTACTCTTGCAAGAGCCCAGCAAGGTGGGCAACTACTCCGGGGCGGGCTAGGTCTTCGTCGGAGGCCCGCTGGTGTCCAGCAAATATGTCGCGGGATACTTCTTGCTCACGCTTAGAAACTTCTTGGGGTATCGAGTCAGTATCGACCAAAGACGCAATGGCAGCAGCCACCCTGTCTTCCAGAGACTCAAAAGTTGGGAGAAAATCCGCAACGGGGATATCGTAATCTACAGATACAGTGTACATGGCGAGTTGACGCAGCCTAAGTTGGGCGGAGTATATGCGATATTTTTTGGGGGTAGGCTTTTATTTTTGTACCGGGGGGTCTCCTATTT